AGCTGTATTAGTTAACGATACATTGACTGTTACATACTCTACAACCGCAACAAGTTAATCTTTATGGAGGCGGCAAATGACTTCTTGTGCAGTTGTCGATTCTACAGGGTCAGTAGTTAACATCATTGTATGTGAGCCTACTGACCCCGCTCCAGAGGGCATGTACTTTATAGAATACCCTGATGCCGATGGCAACTATGCAGGCCCTGGGTATTTTTGGAATGGTGTAAATTTTATTAACCCTAATCCGTTACCTCCTTCAGAACCACTACCTCCTCCACCATCAATCCCTACGGATAAATAATGGCAATAAAAACCGTATTCATCACTTCGGGTAGTACTTACGCAATACCATCGGACTTTGGTTCTTTAGTATCCGTAGAGTGTATCGGAGGTGGTGCGGGTGGCGGTGGTGCTGGATCAAGCTATTTTGGCGGTGGCGGTGGCGGAGCATACGCTAAATCAACATCGGTAACAGGACTTACTGCAAGTGGTTCTGCGTTTATTAGTATTGGAATGTTCGGTAGTGCTACTGTTTCAGGTGGTGATACATGGTTTAATGCCGCAACAAATGCTGCTCCTTCGTCTACATCAAATGGTGCTTTAGCCAAAGCAGGTTTAACATCTACAAGTTTTACAGGCGGTACTGGTGGAACTTCAGCTGCATCTGTAGGTGACACAAAATTCTCAGGTGGTAATGGTGGTGATAACGCTGTAACAGGGCAACAATCGTCTGCTGGTTGTTATCCAGGCGGTGGTGGTGCTGCAGGTTCAGGTGGTGCAGGTGGTAAAGGCGGTAACATAACAGGACAAAACGGAACTGGTGGTGGTGGTGGCGGTTCAGGCGGTGCTCCAGGTGCAGGTACTGCTGGTACCGATGGGTCAGGTTCATCTACATCAGGTTCAGGTGGTAATGGTTATGGTAACGGTACTTCGTTAACAGGTGGTGGAACTGGGGGAAACCCTAGTACAGCAGGTACAGCAGGGACTGGAGGTGGAGGCGGTGGATCACAAGGTAGCACTGGTAAAGCAGGTGGTACAGGTTCACAATATACTGCAACTGCTGGTGGAACAGCAGGTCCTGGTGGCGGTGGCGGTGGCGCATGGTATGGGCAAACAGGTGGTGCAGCTGGAACATACGGTGGTGGCGGTGGATCAGGCTCAACGTCAGGTGTTGGCGGTGCAGGTATTATTATCTTTACTTATAATACAACTACTAGCGGCACTGCTTATACTGCTTCAGCAACAGAAAACATTGGTTCAGCTGATTCTCAAACTGTAGTCTCAGCATATACTACTTCAGTAACAGAAAACATAGGTTCTGCTGATTCTGCAACTGCAACTACATCTAGTAGCTCAGCATACACTGCTTCAGTAACCGAAAATATTGGTTCTGCTGATTCTGCAACTGTTACAACAACTTACGGTATTACATTTACCGAAAACATAGGTTCAGCTGATACACCTACTGTTACAACAACTTATAGTATTACTGCATCTGAAAACATTAGCCCAGCAGATTCTGCGACTACAACTAACAATTCTGCATATACTGCTTCAGTAACTGAAAACATTAGCCCAGCTGATTCTTTCACTGTTACAACAACCTATGGTATTACATTTACTGAAAACATTAGCCCAGCTGATTCTGCAACTACATCTGGTAGCTCAGCATATAATGTTTCTGTAGCTGAAAACATAGGTTCAGCAGATACCCCTACTGTTAGAACAACTTATAGTATTACTGCAGCAATCGAGAATATTGGTTCTGCTGATTCAGCCACTACAACTAGTAATTCAGCATATAATGCCTCTGTAACTGAAAACATTGGTTCTGCTGATTCTGCAACTGTTACAACAACTTACGGTATTACATTTACCGAAAACATAGGTTCAGCAGATACTCCTACTATAGTAAGTGGTGGTGTATATAGTGTATCTGTAACCGAAAACATCGGAGTAGCAGATACTTCTACTGTTAGAACAACTTATGGTCTTACATTTACTGAAAACGTAAATTCAGTTGATACCCCTACTGTTAGAACAACTTATGGTATTACATTTACTGAAAACTTTGTACCTTTAAGTATACAAATAGGGTTAGGAACAAATTCTTATTCTGTTAGTATTACCGAAAATATAAGTTTAGATAACCAAGCTTTTATAAATCAATTAATAGATCTTTTTGTTGCAAAAATAAATCAAACATACGCAAGTGTAGATGTGGATGATATACAAGTAGTAGCTGAGCTCGTAAGTACTGATATACAGGTGGATCCTAGTGTTGGAGACATAAACGTAATATGATAAAATATGGAAATTGGAGATAAATAATGACAGTCCTATTCGCTAATAATGCTTCTGCACCTATTGCAAGTTCAATTACAACTTCTTCCACTACTATTACAGTATCAAGTGGGCAGGGGTCAGAGTTTCCAGCAATTACAGGATCTGATTATTTCATTGCAACCCTTGTAGATACAAGTAATAACATAGAAATTGTAAAAGTAACAGCTCGTAGTAGCGATGTAATGACAGTCGTTCGTGCTCAAGAAAACACCACAGCCAGAGCCTATGCAGCAGGTAGTTTATTAGAACTCCGTATGACCGCTGCAGTATTAACCAGCTTTGCTCAAATCTCTGGCGACCAAACATTCACAGGCACTAAAACATTTAGTAATACTATCGTTGGTAATATTTCTGGTAATGCCGCAACAGCTACTCTGGCGACTACTGCGACTACTGCGACTACTGCGACTACTGCGACTAACGCAACCAATGCTACTTTAGCAACTAATGCAAATGGGTTATTAAATACAAACTGGTCAACAAATCTAACACCGACAACAAATACATTTACTGGTTCTATTGCAACAACTACTCTTACAGTTTCGTCTACTTCAGTTGTAGTAAAACCTGGGTCAGTACTTAGTGGTACTGGGGTTACAGCCAATACTCAAATAACAAATCAATTAACTTCTACAGGTACAGCGGTTGTCAGCCCTACATTTTCTAGCGGTGGAGCAATTGGAGCATATACAGTAGTTCTATCAGCAGGTACAAGTATTGCGGTTGGGCAATTAGTTTCTGGTACAGGACTAGCAGCGGGTACAGTAGTTACTGCCGTAAGCGGTACATCTGTTACTTTCTCAAACCCATTTACAGTTCAAGCAGCAGGTACTTACAATTTCTATACACCAGGTGGCGTAGGAACATATACTGTAAATACTGCTCAAACAACAGCTAGTACTACGATTACACAGAGTTATGCAAAACTTTATTTTGTTTACAATGGAACTAATGTAGCATCTCTTGATCCTCTCGGTAACTTTATTGCCGCAGGTAATGTTTATGCAAACGGAACACCGTAATGACTCTGCAAACATCTGGCCCAATTTCTTTAGCAGATATCCAAACTGAGTTTGGAGGAAGTAATCCTATCGGGTTAAATGAATACTATAAAGGCGGCATATACGTACCAGCAAATGCTTTTGCCCTTAATGTACCCACTAATGGAGTTATATCACTAAATAATTTTTATGGGGCAAAGAAAACTTCATTTCAATCAGTAACATTTTTAAGTTCTACAACATGGACTGTGCCTGCTACTTTAGTCGGTAATTTAAATGTTTATGTTATTGGTGGTGGCGGTGGTGGCGGTAATACTTCTGATTACTGGGGTGGGCTTGGCGGTAATGGCGGTTCTGGTGGTATTGCATCTCAAAGTGTATCTGTAGTGGCTGGTTCATCTCAAACAATTACTGTAGGTGGTGGCGGTGCTGCAGGGTATTTTGGTTACGGCTACCCAAACAATCCTTATGCTGATGGATATCCAGGTGGTGGCGGTGGTCAATCTAGTGCCCTTGGAGTAATTGCAGGTGGTGGCGGTGGTGGTGGCGGTGGTGATCCTGGGTTTACAGGCGGTGCTGGCGGTGGTTCTTATGGCGGTGCTGGCGGTGCTGGCTATTCTGGTACTCCTCCCCCTGCAACGGGTTCTAATGGTAGTGGGACTGGTAATTTTTTAAGTTGGGCAGGTAACCCCTCGTACGGTGCCGCTGGGGTACATTCTGGATATTACTCTACTTGTACATGCGGCTGTCTTAATTATTTTTTTACACACACGCCATCCTCTGCGGGTACATCTGGGGTTATTGTTATTCAAGGTTATTGGTAAGGATTAAAAATGTCAAATTATGCTTTAGTAGTAAATGGGATTGTACAAAATGCCGTAGTCATGACTGAGTACGAGTATAGTGTTTTAGAAGAAAACTTAAAAGTAGGGTATATCCTACAAACTTTAAATACAGGTACTATTTACATTGGAGGAACATATGATCCAGTAAATAATGTTTTTATGCCACCTCCTCCATACCCTTCTTGGATATTTGATTTAAATACTAAAACATGGCAGAGTCCAGTACCTAGACCTGATGACGGCATACAAAAATTCTTATGGAACGAAAGTGAAAAAAAATGGGTTGGTACAGGAGAACCTTTTAAAAGTAATCAACAACCAAAAACAACAGGAACTATGAGCGCATAATGGTAAAAATTATAACCCCTACACATGTGTTTAGTTATGCTTCAGCGCAAGTTAACGTATATCATGCTAATAAAGGTGAAGGGTTATTTAAACACCAACATCTATACTCTCATGCAACTATGTGCAATAGTGGGTCTTGTTTAGTTAGTTTAGAAGGTCGTAGTTATACATTAAACAAAAATAGTCAGCCATTAAATTTACCCGCTGGCGAATGGCATGAAATTGAAGCGTTAGAAGATAATACTGTGTTTGTAAATATTTTTGAAGAAGGGAAGCAATGATGATAGGTAGATTAATTGCAATTTTGTTTCTAAGCCGTGAGTTAGCTCACAGAGATCACCTAAAGACAAAATCATACGCACAGCACATTGCACTCAATGAATTCTATGATGCCATTGTAGAGTTAGCAGACAAGTTAACAGAAGCTTATCAAGGAAGACATGGGATCATTAGTATCCCGCTTCTAAAAGACGAAAACCATAAAGATAATCCAGCAGACATGCTACAAAGTCATATGGATATGGTAGAAAAATTAAGATACACCGCAATTGATAAAACAGACACACCATTACAGAATATAGTAGATGAGACTGTTGGACAGTATCTATCAACTCTTTATAAATTACGGAATCTAGGGTAAAAATTATGGATATTCAACTTGTTATTAATACACTACTTCCTTTAGTGTTCATTGCTCTTGGTTGGTTTTGTAAGGAATTATGGACTGCTGTTCAGAATCTTAAAGATGAAATGAATAGTTTAAAAACACACCTTGCAGAAAACTATTTACATAAAGATGATTTTAATTCTCGTTGGGATGAAGTATTAAAAGCTATTCATCGTATCGAAGATAAGTTAGACAAACTTAAGGACAAATAATATGGAATGGTTAGCCCAAATTGCCCCAGGCATTGCAACAGCACTAGGTGGCCCATTAGCTGGACTTGCGGTTACTGCGATTAGTAAAGCATTAGGGATTGATGAAAAAGATGTTCAATCTACTATAGAACAAGGTAAACTTTCTGCAGATCAATTAACAAGTCTTAAACAAGCCGAGATTGAGTTACAAGCCAAAGCACAAGAGTTAGGCTTAGACTTTGAAAAACTATCCACAGATGACCGCAAATCAGCTCGTGATATGCAAATAGCAAACAAGTCTATTATTCCTTCGATCTTAGCTTTTATTGTGATTGGTGGGTTTGGACTTATTACAACACTTAAGATAAGCGGATATGCTATCGTTCAAGACCCAAGTATTCAAGACTTATTAACGACCTTGCGTGATGGCGTTATCTTGGTTTTATCTTTTTACTTTGGATCAAGTGCAAGTTCACAAAATAAAGATAATATGTTACACAACTCTACGCCAGTTAAATAATATGACAGAAAATTTAGATAAAGCATTAGTTTACATTTTTAAAAGCGAAGCTGGGTTTCAATCTGATCCTAACGACATGGGTAATAAACTACCTGACGGTAGAGCTGGATGTACTAACCTTGGGGTAACTCAGGCAGCATGGGAATCTTATGTCGGTCATCCAGTAACTTGGAATGATATGAAAGCATTAACCGCTGTAAAAGTTACACCGTTCTACAAGCGTAAGTACTGGGATGCTATTCGTGGTGATGACCTGCCGACTGGTATTGACTATATGATGTTTGACTTTGCTATTAACGCAGGTCCAGGCAGGGCTATTAAATTATTACAAGAGGCTGTAGGTGAAAAAGCTGATGGAATTTTAGGTCCGATAAGTATGTCTACAATAAAAGCAATGCCAGTTAAACAACTCATAGAACGCTTTACAGATACTAAAGAAAAGTACTATAAGAGTTTAGATAACCCAAAGTATGAAAAAGGTTGGCTTGCTAGAAATGAAACAGTAGAGATTAACGCTTTACATATGTATGTATAAGTAGGATAATAAAAGTTCCATTAACTAAAGGAGTTTTACATGGCAATGACCTTGGAAGAATTTGTAGAAAAAAGCGGTGCTGAAGTTGTAGGAGGTAATGTTATTGTTGGTATCACAGATACTCGCAAAATTGTAGGTGTTATTGAGAATGGTTCGTTTAATCTTAATGAAGATGGACAGGCTATTTTAAAAGCACTTGAAGAAAATAAACCTGACGCAGCTGCTGCAAGAGCACCAAAAAATAGACCAACTGATTCAGCTGGTAAAACTGCAGAAGATGTAATCTAAATAAAGGATGGACCATGCCTCATATTCAACTCCAAAACTTTTCGGGGATTGTTCCTAGGACTGGTCCAACTCAGCTTGAAAATAATCAAGCACAAATAGCTAATAACGTAAGAGAAACTTCCAAAGAACTACGCTCTTGGAAAAAAGAATTATTTGAATATATACCTTCAAATTTAAACTCACAAACTGTTTATAAGTTATATAACGTAGTATCAGGATTATATAAATGGCTAGAGTGGTCTACTGATGTGGACGTTGTAGTTGGTCCTGTTGGTGACATTACTGAATCAAGAATTTACTACACTGGTGACAGTGTACCGAAAAAAACAAACTGGGCTATAGCCACTACATCTGGTACTGGAGCTCAACCATACCCAAACGCATATTTAAACATGGGAGTATTAGCTCCTACAGCAGCACCGACATTAGTAAAATCTGGCGGATCAGGCACAGTCAAAGAAGATAGAGCATATATTTACACCAACATAAGTACATTTGGTGCTGTACAAGAAGAGTCTGCTCCAAGCCCTGCAACATCTATAAGTGCTGTTGAACCTGATGCCACAGTTACAGTATCTGGGTTTTCTAGTGTAGCAGTCAGCGGGTACAACATTACAAGCCGTAGAATCTATCGGTCTGTTGCAGGTACAAGCACTGTGTCGTATTTATTTGTGGCAGAGATTCCAGTAGCAACAACTAGTTATGCAGATTCAGTACTTGCCATCAATTTAGGTTCGTCATTAACTTCGTTGTATTTCACAGAACCACCGAGCACACTGCAAGGTATTGTCGCTATGGCGAACGGGATTTTAGCTGGGTTCACTGGAAATCAAGTATGGTTCTGTGAGCCATACCTACCGCATGCTTGGCCTGTAAATTACATGATGACGGTCAACGATGAGATTGTAGGACTTGGTGTATATGATAGCTCGGTAGTTGTGTTGACAAAACATCAACCCGTAGTTATTACGGGAACTTCTCCAGGCGGTATGTCTCAAGTTAAACTCCCAATGATGCAACCCTGTGTTGCTAAAAAATCCATAACGACTGATCAGTATGGTGTACTCTATGCTTCACCTAACGGGCTGGTAAATATCGGAGAGGGGATTCAAGATGTTGTGACAACTGCACTATATACTCGTGAAGAATGGCAGGCACTGGTTCCAGCTACTTTTGTAGCGAAAGTTTACAACAATTTATGGATTGGGTTCTATACAGCAGGTGGTACTACTCAGGCGATTGTTATTGCTCGTGGCGATGTACCACCACTGTTTACTCTTGACTATTCTGCTTCTGCTTTATTTATTGATCATCAGAACGCTAGTATTTATGCGGTATCTACTATTGACGGATTTATTTATAAGTTAGATGCTGACCCAAACAATAGTACTTATTATGAATGGCTATCCAAAAAGTTTATATTACCTAACCCAATGAATTTTGCAGTTTGTAAGGTGATGGCGGACTATGATTACATTACTGATGGTAGTGCTTATGCTGCGTATATTGCTGCGTTGACTGCAGCGAACCAAGCGTTGTTTGCATCCGCAAGTGGTAATTTGATGAGTACTTTAAATAGCAACACTCTAAACTCAATAGCAATAAATGGTTCAATTCTTTCTGATATCCCAGCTTCTGGGGAAACTACTAGAGTTATTAACATATTTGTTTATGCAGATGGGCAAGTTATTTTTACAACTGGTGTTACTAGCCCAGAACCAATTCGCATGCCTGTAGCTACAAAAGCATATAACTACGAGATAAAGATATCAGGAAATGTACCTGTTCGTGGATTTGCTATGGCAACATCAATTGGTGAGTTAAGAGGAATGGTATATGGCTGAACCTAAAAAACCTGCTATACCCATTGTTACTTCAGGTGATAGAGCTGTAATTAGCGCACTGTCTGCAGTTAGAGAAAACATTGAACTTATAACTGGTATGAGACCTGGAATTGATCAGATTAGTCAGCTTGCTAGTACTGCAAGTACAACCGATATAATTACTAAGATTAACCAGATTATTGCAAGACTAAACTACCAAGGTAAATAATGAGAACAACTATATATAACCAAGACGAAAGAATCTTACCTTGGGTTGCTAAGAAATTAGGAGAAGATAGTTTTGATGGTGCTACAGGAATTGGTCTAGAAAAAGACGGTGAGTTAATTGCGGCTGTAGTTTTTAATATGTATACAAAAGCGTCAATTTGTATGCACGTAGCCTCTGATGGTAGTAAGAATTGGCTGAACAAGGAGTTTCTGTTTAGGGCTTTCGCTTATCCGTTTATTCAGTTAAAATGTAATAGAATCACAGCTCTCGTTCGTGTAGACAATATAGATGCTCAGATTTTTGATGAGAAACTAGGGTTTAAAGAAGAAGGTCTCATCCGTAAAGGGTCTGAAGACGGAACTGATATGATTTTATATGGTATGCTAAAAGAAGAATGCCGTTGGCTAGGAATTAAAATATGAAAATAAGTAATCATTTTGACATGCTCCCAGAACGAGCGTTTACTAAAAAACTATTTGGTTATTCCCCTGCGACTTTAGAAGGTAAAAGTTCTAGTTCTGCACCAGCTGCTGACCCAGGTATTGCCAAATCACAACAACAAATGGCTGATCTTGCTACGCAAGAGTATAATGACTTTAAAACAAATATTTGGCCCCAGTTACAACAACAAACACAATCTCAAGTGGACATGTCAAATAAAGTCCAGCAACAACAATACGATACTACTCAAACACAAAATGATATAGCTGCTCAGCAGTATGCTCGCTATCAAGAAAAAGGTATTCCGATTCAAGATCAATTATATGATCAAGCTAGTACTGCGGGTAGCGATCAAGAACAAGAAGCCAAGGCATCACAAGCAATTGGTGATGTAAGAAGTCAAATGGACGCTGCTCAAGCTAGTAATGAAGCAAATATGAAATCTTATGGTGTTGATCCAACATCTGGTGCATTCCAAGGTCAAGCAAACGCTAATCAAATTATGGGGGCTGCTACTGGGGCTGCCGCTGCTACTCGTGCTCGTGACGCTGCTATTCAATTAGGTTGGGCGAAGAAGATGGATGCAGCTGGTATGGCTCAAGGTACCTTTGGTAATCAAGCATCGTCTACAGCTTTAGGTCTAAATGCAGGAAGTACATCACTAGCTTCAGGTGCTATGGGTACTAATGCAATTAATGCGATGGGTAATAGTTACACTCAAGGTACTAATGCGGCAATGTCAGGATGGAACAATGTAGGTAACTTAGCTCTTGGTGCTACTAATGCGGCTAATAGTGCATGGGCTTCACAAAATGCTGCTAATGCTCAAAGCTCTTCTGGATTTGGCCAAGCAATCGGTGGACTTGCAGGTGCAGGAATTAATGCTTATGCAAAAATGAATTCTCCAGCTGCAATATTAACAGGTTCTGATATTAGACTTAAAGAAAATATTGAGTTTATTGGATACTTACCAAGTGGATTACGTATTTATGAATATGAATACAAACCAGAATTTAAAAATCATCCATTAGCAGGACATGGCAGATTCCGTGGAGTCATGGCTCATGAAGTTGAAACAGTTATTCCAGGAGCAGTATTCGAGATGGATAATGGATATAAAGCAGTTGATTACTCAAAGGTGAATTAAATGGGATTTGACTTAGGCATGGCACTTGGTGGTGCTGCAAAAACTGGGGTTGATACATATACAAAACTTCAAGAAGAAGACCGTCTAGCTAAAGCAGAACAAAGAGCTATTGAAGCAGATAAAAGAACTGCTGAACAGTTTCAGTGGCAAAGGGATAAACAAGCTGGGGAACGATCTTTACAAACTGCTGCTTCTAATGTTGCTAATATGGGCGATACACAAAATGTACCTGACCAAGCAGCTATGGCAAATCCTCAAGGTGCATATCAACAATATGAAGGTGCAGATGGGCCAGTAACTCCAATGCAAGCTGTTCCTATTTCAGCTAAAGACAAACAAAAAATGTTTGTACAACAAGCTCTTAAGGGTGGAGCTAACCCATTAGATGTTATGAACTACCAAAAAGGTTCTCTTGAATTAAAAGCTCTTAACAAACAGGCTGATAGAGAAGATCAGTTTGACGATGGTATAAAAAAAATACAAGATCAGTCAGCTAATCATCTCAGAATAGCAGCATCTGGTAACGGTAAAGAACTTGTTAAAATTGCAAATAAAGAAGGTTTAGACGTTAGAGAAAAACAAAATAAAGATGGGACTCTAACATATGAATATTACGAAGACGGTAAATTAGCTAAAACTTTTAATGATGCTAATGCATTAGCTCATGCTGGAAACGAACTATTATTAACTCATTGGATGAAAACAGATGGTGTAAAACTTTTAGGGAGCCCTGCAGCAGTAGGTACTTATCTAGCAAGTCAGAAAAAAGAAAAACAAGAAGACAAAAAGATTGATATTTTACAGCAGGATTCTGATACTAAAAAAACTGTATCCACATCTGAAATTAATAAAAACAACGCTTACGCTACTTACTTAAATAACGGTGGTAGAAGTGGAGGTGGTGGGGCTGGTTCTGCAGATAACCAAGAAAAATTAACTAGTTCTCAAGCTGAAATTCTTATGAAAGGGCAGCCAGGTAGATTTAAAAGCTCTGATGAAGCTAAAGCTTGGATTGTTAATGCTAAATTAAAAGGGGCTGATGTTCAACAACAATGGTCAAAAACTGAGTTAGAGTTAGAAAAACAAGGATTACCTCCAGAACAAATTTCTTTAAGACAGAAAGCTTTTTTTGTTCGCCATGGGTATGCTCCTGATTCTGTCATGGAAATTGCTAGTATGGGGGTTAATCCAGAAACAAAAAAACCATTTACTGAACAAGAGAAAAAAGAGTTTTATAAAAGATACCCTAATTCTATAGTTGAGTTTGGAGAACCTCCAGCGGCATCTACGGTTGATGATAAACTTACTGCAATTCCAGGTAAAGGTTATACACCAGAACCTAACTCACGAGCGGCTAAAGCAGCAGATAAAAGAAAAGCTGCTATTGATTTAAGAAACAAAGAAAAAGATGAACGTGCAGCTAAAGTTAAGTCAATGCAAGAAAGTGCTTTTAACCCTTCTACCCAGTTTGATGTAGATAAAGATATAATGCCAAAAGAAGCTCTTGTACGTAAATACAATCCATTACAAAGAGCATTAACACCAGAACAGTTTGATTACTTAAACCAATAATAAATAGAAATTAATATGGCCAATATTTGGGATAAACTTGAGCAGCAAGTTGTTCAACCTAGCAAACAAGATATGCCGACAGGTTCTATATGGGATAATCTTGAAACTAAAGCTCTAGGAATAGAAACTACAAATAAACCAGGGATTGTTTCTGATATTAAGCGTGGTACTGGGCAAGTTATATCATCTGTTGGGTCTACACTTAGAGACTTAGGTCCAGAAGAAACTGGTAAATCTATTGAAGAGTATGGTAATGAAATTACTCGTAAAAATCCATCTTCAATTAACTCTGTAAGTGAAGCATTAGAAAGTCCGTTTACTACAATCCGTGAATCTTTGGGAGAAGTAACCCCACAAGTTGTTGTATCTGGCGCTCTTGGTATATTAGGTGGTATTGGTGGTGGTGCAATCGGTTCTATGCTCGGCCCAGCAGGAGCTACAGCAGGAGCTATAGCAGGTAGAGCAGCAGCAATTGCAGCAGGAAGAAAAATCGGTGGCGCTGCAGCTGCGTTCGGTGGAAATTTACTTCAAGAATATGGCGGTATTAGATCAGACCAAAGAGAATCTGGTAATAACGATATTGGCAGGGCTATTGCTGGTAGTGGTACTGCTGCACTTTTTGATACTGCTTTTGGTGCAGAAGCTTTTACTAATAAAGTTTTAGGTAAAGGTGCTAGTATTCTTGAAAGAGAAGCTGGTAAAAAACTATTGCCCCATATAGCTAAACAAGGCGGTATTGGTCTTGCTGAAGAAGCTGGTACAGAAGCTTTACAAACAGGTATTGAAAGAGCAGCAGCTTTTAAAGAGTTAACAGGTGATGAGGCTTATAACGAATACGGATTGTCTGCCATTAAGGGTGGTATTGGTGGTGGAGTTATCCGTGGCGGTACTGCAGCTATGGCAGGACAAAAGAGACCAGAGATTGCATCAGAGGAAGATGGTTTAAAATCTGCCATTAATGGAAATAACCCTCCAGAAGTAACTGGACCACCGCCACCATTAGTAGGTCCACAACCAGCAGCTCCTAACATAGGAGAAGGTCCTCCACTACCACCTAACCAACAAGTAGGCCCACAACCAGCAGCTCCTAACATAGGAGAAGGTCCTCCACTACCACCTAGTCAACAAGTAGGTCCCCCAACTTCAGCACAAGTTGCTGCTTCTAATGCACAAGCTAAACAAGAAGCTGAAGCCCAAAAAAAAGCTGAAGAACAAGCTGCTCATGATGCAGCAATGGAACAAACAAAACAACTGTTTAATGCACAACCAAATGAAGATGGCGGGCTAGATATTGCAGGTAAACGCATTTATAATATGCCACTTGCAAAAGTGTTTTTAGGTGAACTATATAAGACAATAAATAAATACAGTGATGTTGATAAAACTTTAGCATCTGCTGCTGTAAAATCTGGTGTAGTAACCATTGACGATAAAGCTAGTGCAAAAAGTTTAATTGGTAAAATAGGTAGCTTTTTTGATAAGTATCAACTACATCATGTAGAAACTATAGAAGAAGCTGCTAATACTGTAGATAAACAAATAGGTAGACTTAGCGGACCAAGTGCTTTAAAAGAAGCAACTATACTTAATAATTTTTATAAAAATTTAACAGGGGCAGTAGCTCCATCTTTTGCCGTTATAGAAAAGCAAGCAGAAGAATCTTTAAAACCTAAAGAAACAAAGAAAACGAAGCAAACCTCAAAAGGAGAATCAAATGGACAGCAAACAGAACAACAACCAGAACAACAGCAAGTGCCTGCCAGGGTGGGAGATGTACCAGTCACGGGAGGAGCAACAGAAACTGGAAATGGAGACCTTGGGCTTTTACAATCCGAGAGCCTTCGACCCATCGGGACAGGAAGTAACACTGGAGTCTCGAACAGCCAGCAAGATGTCGGAACAGGAGAAACTGGACCACGGGATAATGCCAGTGGAGCCGTCACCAGTACTAATGATGATCAGAAAAAGACGCAAAGGGTAATTCATAACTTTGATGAAACACCTTCAGGAGAAATAACGAATGAACAACCTACCGCAGAATCCACTACAGGAACAACAAATGTCCCCGCAGTTGTCTCAGGAAGAAATACAGGATCAAATCCATCGAGGCAAATTGAAATTCCTCCAAATGCTCCTCCAGCGATTAGAGAAGCCATTGAAAAAGGACCTCAGCGATGGAATGAGTTGACCGAACAAGAAGTTCCATTTGAAACACTACATCCTAATTTACAATTAGTTTGGTTGCAAGCTTATGCTGATAACAATATGAGCCTTGATCTTGTTGATAATATTATTTCTGAAAACGAAGAAACAGATATTACTTTTGATCAGTTACTGCCATTAATTATTGAAAAAATTGTTACTCGTTCTGGACAGATGAGATCTTTTGACGTTCCTAAAATTAGAAATTTATTATTTTTATTACTAGGTTCTACTTCAAAAGAAAGAGATTTAAATCATGAACAACTAGTATTAGCAACTGAACTTAATAACATACCTGCTGTGGATGATAAAGGTAAACCAGTCCTTAACCCAAGAACCAAAAAACCTTTTACATCTCAAGAAGCAATGGAAAAAGCACTGAAACAAGTTGAAAATTGGGAAGCTAAAGCAAAAACTTTTTATGCAGATAATGCCGCAGAGATTGACAGGATACTTCCGATTATTGCTAAAGAACAATATGGTATTGATGGGATTGAGAGATTAAAAGAAGCTTTAGTTCAAGCTATGGAGTATAACAAGAGCAAAAGGCCTTCTGCACTAATCGCTCAAAATGAAATTGGGGAGCTTGTAAATGACATCGAAGTAGAAACTTCAGCTCTTAACGATGAAGGCGAAGTTAAAAATACTGGTATTAATAATAGTGATGCTCGCCATGGTAGATTGGAATCGAGAGATGAAGGAAAAATAGCCACTGATGAGTATTTAAAATTAAGAGACGCTATAGATAAAAAAGATGAAGAAATAGCTGATGCAGAAGAAAACGGTGACTATGATAAAGTTGACGGTTTACTAGAAGCTAGAAACAAATTAGAAGAAAAACAAAATAAACTTCTAGCACAAGTTGCCAAGGAACATAAAAAGAAAGCAGTTAGTAATTTGTCTGCTGCTAACCAAGAAAAAGTTTATGACGAACAAGCTGAGAGGGAAGATAATGCCGTTCAAGAGCAAAGCACAGATGAAGGAAATGTTCGCAAATCAACCGAAAGTGGCAAAGAAGTGGGCAAAGGAAACGCCAAACCTGAAAAACCTGCCAGAACACGTAAAGCCAAAACAGAAAAAAATCAAGTAACAGTAGTAAAAACTGAAAAGCCAAAGAAGATTACTTTAAAGTCAGTTAAAGATGCTATTAAAGAAGCATACATACAAGGTGATATTAGTAGTGAACAAGAGTATGACTTAGGTCTTTTAATTAAGAATAAGGGTTTATCTGCGTCTGAACTCATGGTAGTTTTCCAAAGAGCCAAAGATGAGAAATCAGGAACTAGTAATGTTCCAGTAAAAAATAATTCTCTTGCAAGCGCTTTGAAAGCAGCTGGTATTGACAAACATGCAGGGGATGGAAAGAACGGTCCGACTACAGTATTATCAGATGAGTCTCGTACCATCGAAGGTGAAGCTCGTGTTGTGTCTTTAACTGATAAACAAACTGTTTTACTTACTGATCAAACAAATAAACTTACAGACGGACAAAACAAGCGGTTAGAAGAGTTTTATAAAGAAAAACGTGGCACACCTGAGTTTATTGCTAGAGTTAAAGCCGATGTTCTTACTTTTGCTAATGATGGTGCTAAGGCTGTTGCTGGTGCTATCCGTGACATTATTAGACAGATTGCCAATGGAGTTATGTCTGTTGCAATTATTTTTAACCCTGGGTTTGTATCTGATCCAATTAAATTTGCAGTACCTACATACGAAACTCGTACTGAACAAGTAGTGGAGAAAGCTCCTGCGGAAGCTGCTAAGAATATGTCTCCTGCTGCACAACGAGCATATGAAGTTATTTTCCCTGCAATTAAAGAAAATTTAGCTAAGTCAAACAAGTTCTTTATTGTGACTGACAAGCCAACGGCTACACAATTTATTTTTAACCCTGATGGTACATTGTTGTTTCAGAGTAAAGTATTAGTTGGTAAGAGCGTAGGGGATTTCCTCAAAGGCAATAATAACATTGATGCCAACAAAATTACTCCTGCTGGGCTTATGACTTTAGTTATGAGACAGAATACTTCAAGTACTAAGGGGTATGACTTTAATACTGTATTCGGTGTTGAAGGTGTAGATAACGGTGAGAAGTACTTTACTACCTTAATGCACTCAGTATGGCTCAATGAGAAAGATGCAGCTCAACGTCAGAAAGCACTCTCAGAAGCAGGTCCTGGCAATTCAAGATATTCGTTTGGTTGTATCAATACAGATAAAGACACATTTGGTACTCTACTAAAAGACCATAAAGAACAGATGAATGGCGCTATGCTATTTGTTGTTCCTGATAACCAAGAAAGTGTAATGGAGTTTGTTAATGGTAAGGCTGTGTTTGAGAAAGACATTACTCGCCAAGGTATAACACCAAAGACAAAAACTGTTGTAGAAAAGACTACTCCTAAAGGTGCAGAAGCATCAAAAGGTACGCAACTTGCGGGCAAAGAAGAAAATCCTGGAGCTCAATACAGTAAGACTGCCAAGGTTACAAACCCAGAAACAGCATCTGTAATTAACAAAGAGCTCAAGGCTTTTATTGGTGATATTAGTGCTGCAAGATTAGAAGTAGTGCAAAGCGTTGAAGATCTTCCAGATCATATACAAAACATTGTTAGTGAAAAACAAAAGCTCGATGGAAGCATAGTACAAGCTTTAGTGTATAAAAATAAAGCATATATGATTGCTAACAATATTGAAAAAGGTACTGCTCGTGCTGTATTTATGCATGAAATTGGTTCGCATCTTGGTCTTGAAAGATTATTATCCCCTAAACAATATACAAAACTTGTTGACACACTTAGTAGTTGGGCATCAAAAA